TGGCTTAAAGTCAGTCTGGGGATCAAGATTCCCTACAAATGAAATAGCTGATAAATATGCCAATCACCCAGATATGATTGCCAATAAGGTCTATGCCAATCGCATGGGTAATGGCGATGAAGAATCAGGTGATGGCTGGAAATACAGGGGCAGGGGGATCATTCAATGTACTGGCAAAGATTTGTATAAAACCCTATCTAATGCCCTTAATATCGATTTAATCAGCGATCCAGATATGCTATTGGAAATGCCTTATGCATCTATGTCTGCTGGTTGGTTTTGGAACAAAAAAGGTCTGAATGACCTAGCAGATCAAAACAATTATGAAGCTACCAAAGAAATGACAAAGCGAATCAATGGTGGATTCAATGGTTTAGATGATCGAATCCTAAAAATTGAACAAGCTAAAAAAGTATTGACAGCCTGATAGGTTTATTCTGGGCTGTCGCAGAATCGTGAAGTTTAGTCCTATCTACTAATAGACTTTAAAAAGGGACATCCGAATCCATATCAGCCAAACTGCTTGATGTGGCTGGTGCATTTTCTTTTGGCTTTGGTTCTGCTAATGAAATCCAGCCATCCCAAGTAACTGGGATTGCTTCTAACTTGATGGCTAGACCACCTTGTTTGGTATCTACACAAACACCAATCTTTTGCCAGCGGTTCTTTTCATTGCCGCTTTTGTCGGTGTAAGTGCCATTTTTGACGATGCAATCATATTTAATGCCCATAACTTCTCTCTTTCAATTGTGTATAAATTTGTTGAACTTCATTTAAAAACCGCTTTACTTCTGTTTCTATATGCTCGATATATGATTCATCCCTATCCAAGCGCACTACAAACAATTGCAACTCAGGTGGCAGTCTAGGGTCATAGGACACAAAATCAGTCCATAAGCGCCCTGTGCAAGCCATCTGTGTTTGCATTTGTGGGACATACTTTGCTGGGGGAACTCCAGCCAATAAATAATCAATATGATTAGCTGTATTTGGGCATTTTATTTCCAAATTTCCCTCAGATCCTATTAAACCATCTGGGCTACACCCAAACCATTCAATAGTCGGATGGTTGCAAAAAGCAACCTGATCTACAAATAACCCTTTAAAGGCTTCATAAGCCATCCTAGCCAGCGGTTCTGTTTCTGTACCCCAAGCCATTGCTGGGCTTGTAAAACTGCTTGTAGGTATGTTTGTGAGCCTTTCAACTACCAAATCCATCTTGTAGTTCTTACGACCAGCAGATTCCCCAGATTTGATCTTGGACATGACATCGGCAACACGACTAGCGGTTACCTTTCCTAATCGAAGTTGCTTCCATTCGTCTGTGCCTTGTTTAATTGATGGAATATCCTGATTTAACACAATTGTTGTATTTAAATCAATCATCCCGGCAAATGGGATTGGTTCTAAAGCATTTATCCTATCTTCTGTTGTGAATGTTGTAATGATTCTCTCCTTTTATTTGTTGATCTATTATTTGCTTGCTGTTTTGCTGTTGCCCATCTGCAATTGCTTGGCTCATAATTGCCATCATTGTTTATTCTGTCAATAGAATGATTTTTTGATGGTCTTTTTCCCATATCTAATAAAAATTTATTGAAATCAAGCCAAGATGGGTCAATTTTTATTCCTCTACCGCCATATCTATGAAAGTTTGCAGAACTTTTCCAATGGGTTCTAGACAATATTCCAGACCAAGCAATATATTCTGGCGTTTTATATTTTCCATGTTTAGTTGCTCTTTGTTTTGCAAGTTCATCTTTCAAGCATCCGCATGATTTTTGCCGATTACTATTTAATGTATGAGTTGGAACAATACAATAATTTCCACAATTGCATAAACAAGTCCAGCAAAAATGACCATTTTGTCGATAGGCAAACTCTTTAACTAGCAATCTTTCAAATCGCTTGCCAATCATTTTTTTTGTAGCATTTTCAAGTTTATTCATAAATTAAGTATAAATAAAATTGCAAATGTTGTCAAATTGTAGATGTAGTCATTTTTTGGTCATATTGTTTTATAGTTTCCTGTAGTTGTTTTGCATAAATAGATGCTGATTCTGCCGCTTTCCCTGCTGAAACCCAATCACTTTTTAAGCAAAACAAATGACAATTTTTGATGGCTAATTGGGTATCTAAATACAATTCTGAATAATCTTTAGTTCTCATAATTTCCTTATTCGGTTTCATCGTCTGGCATCTGGTCTGTAGGTCGCATTTGAATTAATTGAACATCATCCAATTCAGACTTTTCCCATTTAGTCATAAATTCTTTGGAAAGAGTATTGATTGCCGCCATCCATCCCATTTCAAAAAATTCTTCTGGGGCAAATACAGCTTTAGGTATCTTATCAAATTCTTCTTTAGCAAATGCGTTCATACCTTTTGTTTTCTCCAAAGCTGTTTAATCTTTGGGTCTATAAATATAGCATCAGAATCATCAATTGTCCTATTGAATAATGCTTTAAAATCAGCCCATTTCTTTTTGTACATCTCTTGTTCACTTGCTGGAACATAACCATAAATCTTCTTCCAGCGAATAGTAATGTCTGTACTTGCTGGTGTATAAATATAATCTTTATTTTCCATTTTTACTCCTATAGTGTTGATTGGATTGCCTTATTAAACATACTGAACATTTCCATACTTTTGTTTTGTTTCTTAATACTAATTTAAAGCTTTTTGCATCTCTTACTACTTGACACGATACACAAAACTTTTGTTCCATCCCAACCTTCTTTTAAATATTTATATTCTGATGCATCTACTACTGCTGTTAGTTTTTTGCATACATCACAAGTATCTAGCCAAACTCTGTAATCATGGTATCTGGGTTTCTCTTGCCCCCATTTAGTCCCACAATCAAAACAAACATTATCAGGTTGTTCTTGGGCTAATCGCATTGAGTTCTGCCTTTTTCTTTTCATAGGTTGGCTGAATTTGCTCTTTTTGTTTCTTAGTTTTAGCTTCAGCCCATGCCAACCCAAAGACAGTTTTAAGTTCATCTGCTGTCTTACAGTTTTCCAATTGGGCAATAATCTTGTCAGTTGGTGATTCTTCTGGTTCATCCCAGAACTCATCTCCTGCATACAAGGATAATCCAATTCCAGTACAGATGGCAATACACTTTACCAAACATCTTTTCATTGCTGAATTTACTTGCATTGCATTTGGATTAGTGATTGCTTTATTTGCACCATCTATAACTGGCAACCATTCTGTCATTGTTTTGCCAAAAGCAGTAACAGAACAACCAACCATTAAAGTGCCACTATATTCAATTGGTTCTGTATAAAACCAGTTTGCTTCTGGATCATGTTGTAACAAAGTATCAACAGAATAAACCCAAGAAAGATATGTAAATCTTCCTTTCTTTTTTGTTTCAGCAGATACATCTATAGTTCTAAGCTCTTTATATTTATTCACAATATATCCTGTATTTTGATGCCTTTATTTTCAAGGGCTTTTTTAAATTTACTTAATGCCGATGACAATATTTGTGCAACTCTTTGATGAGTTATGCCTTCAGCTTTTGCAATCTGTTGCAATGTCATTGGATCTTTGTTCATTGACAAGCCTTTTGTGCTGAGTTTTCCCAGTATTCGTATATACAAGTTGAAACAATTAATCCAATCTTTTCTTTCTCATTCTTTTGGAGTGCTTCAACTAAAGAATCCCAATGCTTACCATAAAGTGCATCATCCATAATTGCACCTTGGATATTTTCTGGTAGGTCTGGGCTGTAATCACCATTGAGCAATTCAGCTACTTGCTCATCAAAATCCTCATCATCTGGATCTTCTGGCTCATAGTAGCGATCTTCAGTATGCATACCCATGATTAGAACCCCCATCCAAACATTGCACCAAGGATTAAACCTAAAAGAATTATTCCAATAATGTCAGTCTTTTTCATATTATTTCCTGTATGCATATTGTGAAAATGGGATGCCAAATGATTCTTTATCTTCAAATACAACTTTGTTTTTAGATTTATCCAAAAAAGCATAAGTGCTAAAAGCAAATGGCGCTTCATGATGCAACTCTAGCAGAACTGCATTGATTCTATTTGCAAATGCATTGGTAGCCGCTAAAGATAGTTCGCTAAACTGTTCAGCAGTTAAACCGCTAGATGCTAATTTTAGTTTAGCTTGTTGCTCTAGTGTTAATGGGTTTTTCATGTCTTTTCCTGTTTTGTTAAAAATTACTGCATGGGTAAATATTGCTCCATCTGTTTCTTAAAGTAAACAAAAATCGTATAGGGATATACCCTGTGTCAAAAAAACAACAATGATTTTATTGTATGATTAGGGATGACCAGCTTAAATCAGCGCACAGTCGCACTTCTGAAAGACAGGGGATATCAATGCGATGTAGTCGAAAGCTACAATGCCTTCACCAAAAGAAAAAAAGACCTATTTGGAATATTCGATATATTAGCTATTGGGTTAGGCGAAACTATAGGGGTGCAGATTACTTCCAAGAGCAATATATCAGCCCGGATAAAAAAAATAGAAGAATCTGAGTATTTACCCCTATTGCTACAGGCTGGCTGGCGAATTATTGTCTTTGGGTGGTTTAAAAAAGACAATGGAAGATATGATTACAAGGAATTTGAGTTTTAGTAGTAAAATGGAGTTATCGCTTGGTGGCGATATGAGGGTAAGCCTTAGTCAGCAATCTGCACCTACCCGGTGTCCACCAACATCCCTTAAAAAAGGATGAGATTGCTGTCTAGGGCTTTTTTATTGAGGTTTTTATGAAAAAGACTTATTGGGAAAAATTGCAAGACCCAAGGTGGCAAAGAAAGCGGCTTGAAACAATGGAAGCCAAAGATTTTTGCTGTGAAATGTGCGGCGATTCAAAATCAACGCTTAATGTTCATCATAAAGAATATTTTAAGGATTTAGAACCTTGGCAATATGTAACAGATCAGCTTTCTGTTTTATGTCAAAATTGCCATGAAAACTTACATTCAAAGATTGATGTATTAAAGCTAATTTCATCATTTTTACCTATTGATGGTCCTTTTGATAGGGACACAATGGCAATTGTTATTAGTGGTTTTTGGGGTGTAGATTACAAAACAATGCTCGAATTATTTAAATTTGATGATATGGGCTGGATAAGAAATATATATGAATCTGGAACTTTAGCGGCGGAAAAAGCATATGCCAAATAGACTGCTAAAAGAAGGAATTGTTGATTCATCAGCCTTGGATGCATTAAGCCCAGAAGAAGAAGTATTTTTCTATAGATTGCTGGTGGTTTCAGATGATTTTGGCAGGATGGATGCTAGATTGCCAATCTTAAAATCTAAATGCTTTCCATTGAAAGATTTGCCAAAAATGCTCGAAAAGATCGAAGGCTGGTTGCAGTCATTGGTCAGACAAAAGCTAATTATTCGCTATCAAATTGAAGATAAACCATATTTACAAATATCCAAATGGGAACAAAGGATTAGGTCAAAAGGAAAATATCCATCGCCAGATGGCGCACAATTGATTGATAATAGCCAGACAAATGACAGCAATTTGCAGTCAAATGTCGGCTTGGGTTTGGGTTTGGGTAAGGGTAAGGGAATGGGTATGGGTGTTCAATCGCCTAATGGCTTTGAACAGTTTTGGATTGCCTATGATAAAAAAACAGGAAAGCAAAATGCTATTAAGGAATGGAAAAAAGTAAATCCAGACGATTCATTGATTAAAAAGATTGTAGAAAAAGCTGGCATAGTAGCAAAAACAGTAGATGTTCAATTTAGAAAAGATCCAGAAAGATGGATAAAAGGGCATCATTGGGATGATGAAATAGTAATAAAAACCCAAGACAAACCTACTCAGCGATGGGATGCAACTTTAGAAGGTGTAATGTCTAAAGGCAGAGAATTGGGCATATTGCCAAAACCGGGCGAAACTGAAGGGCAATATCGAGAAAGGGTTAGGCAAGGATGAATACTGGCAATCACTCCTACACAGAAAGAATACAAGGTACTAATGCTGGTGAAGAACTATTTGAAGCATATTGTGAATCTAAGGGTTTTCACTTAACAAGATTAGGGTTTGATGAGCATAAAGCCAATATTCCTAATTTCTTCAGATTAAATCAATACATTAGAAATATTCCTGATTATGTAATCAATACAGATAATGGAACTTTTGTAGTCAATGTCAAAGGGACAGATAACTTTAAGCAATCAGAATATAAATTGTTACCTGAATTTGGCGAATGGTTTAGTAGTAAAAAAGCCCCATTGATTTATGCATTTTGCTTTAGGGGTAGCGAAAGACCCATATTGGTTTATCCAGAAAAAATTATTAGATTGTATGAAGAAGCTAAAATTGACCAATCTTGGAGTGATGGAGTAATCTATAGATGTCTGAATTTAAGAAGTCAGAAGCGTGGCGATCAGAATGTGAAGCAAGAGAACTACTCAGATGGTCTTTAAAGGATAGAAGGAAGCAAATAGCTTTAGTCTGGGAAAAGCGTGGTGGTGAATCAGCAATCAAACTACAGGATGAAATAACAAGATTATGGAAAATACAGAAGAATCAGCAAACAAAGCAAGACGATTTATTTATGACAAATCAGTAGATTTTGCCCAATCGAAGGCTAACCGGGTCTATATCGAGAATTTCCTTAGATCAAAAAAATCCATGCTTATGGCTGAATCAGAAGCTACAACTATGGCTGGTAAAGAAGTAGATGCCTATAAGCATCCAGACTATATAGCATTGCTATATGGGTTAAAAGAAGCTGTTTTACTAGAAGAAGAATTAAAATGGAAGTTGTTATCAGCACAATTGGCTATTGAAATCTATAGGACAGAAAGTGCAAATAATCGTGCTATTGATAAAGCTATTTGAATGGGTGATATACCTTACTATTTTGGTATCCTTATTTTCGCTATCGTTTTCTTTTCTATATGGATTAATCTTAAATGAGTTCTTGGCTGATAATTGTTACTGGTTTAATCTACTTTTACATTTCTGTTGACATGGCAATCAAAGGTGATGTGGGTCTGGCTTGTATGTATGCTGGATATTGTTTTGCCAATTATGGAGCTTATCTTTTAGCAACCAAATAATGTACAGAAATGCAAAACTGCTTAAATCAATCAAAGATATTCCCTGTCAGTTATGTGGGGCAGAAGATGGAACTATTGTTGCCGCCCATTCAAATCAGCTTAGGGATGGCAAAGGTAGAGGACTTAAAGCCCATGATTATCGGATTGCGACCTTGTGCTTTAAGTGCCATGAGGAAATCGACCAAGGATCGAAACTCAACAAATCCCAAAGGATTGAGATGTGGGAAGAAGCCCATAGAAAAACCATTGGTGAACTTTTTGAAAGAGGAATACTAAATGTCAAATAAAGTTAT